GGAAAAACAAGATTATGTGTGATTCGTAATAAATTTAGAGGAAGGTCGAAACAAGATAACTGTATTAAATTAGATTCATGGATTGTTGTTGGTGTGAGAGAGTGGGAAGTTAGACAAGACAAAGAATCGAAATGTGATTTAATTGCCGTGTATGATGAAAGAGATAAAGAATATTTAAAAAGTCAAAATATTGAACGACTAAAACCACTCTACAAAGAACTGGATGAGAAAGAAAAAGAACTTGAAAATGTTGTTCATTTTGTAAGGCATCAAGAAGTAGATCTAGATATAGTGAATGAAGTCAATCATGAGGAAGAAGAAGATATTAATTTTGATGATATTTAATTTTTTTTGTATGTCGTTTAGGAGGTTGTCTATTTTTTTTTGTTAAACCTGATTTAACAAAAGGTCTATAAAAAAAATATAAAGTATTCATATCCGACATATAAGTGATGGAAGGTTCTAAGTGAATATCCTTATATATATCTTGTTCTTTGATAGAACTAATAAATTGTTCTTCTTGAATATCCTCATGACTTTCTATAAAATTATATAGAAGAATTGTTTCTAGTTTATATTGGTTTTTAAATCTATAAAATTTATTTAGTGGTATAATACCTGCTTCTATATTATTGATCGTTCCTTCTTGGATGTCAATAATCATATTTTTATCATTTAAAAAAAAATAAATACACTTTATTTCTGGATGATGTTTTACTTCGTATAAAGAATATAAATGTATTTTATTTTTATATTCTTTGACCCAATCCATTAAAATACACGATTATTTTAGTATTTAAAAATGACTTTAAATATATAGAATGAGTAAATATCTATTAAATGAACAATTTAAAAATAATTTAAAGAGGTTGGATATAGAATTTAAAAGAAAACGTTCTTATGTATTAATCAATCAAAAAAATATAAACATGGCAAATATCAAAAATAAAATATCTTACGAAGAGGCTTTAAAATTTATGAAAGATTTATATGAACAAATTGAAGAAATGGAATACGATAATTATTATTATCGATTTTTAAATTTGGAAGACATATTATGGATCGATGGTAGATATTTAATTATAAATTATAATAATATTCAGAAAACCGAGAATGATATTATACAAATAGAGAATGATGATTCTATCAATTATAATGTAGTTTCACCAGAATTAAGATGTTCTTCATTCCCTATACAAATGAATGTCAATAAAATCTATTATAACATAGCATTATTGACTTTGGAATTAATGGAGGATACATTCGAGGAAATACAAAACACAAAACTTTATTATTTACTTTATAAATGTATGTATTATTCTAAATTTATATATATATAATTTATATGTCTCTTGCTACAATGAAACGGAAAACACGGGCTTTAAAAGGAAATGTATCTTCGAGGGGGTTTTCTATATCCAATGTCAATAGACCAGAACCAAAATGTCTATATAATTGTAGTGTTGTAAAAAAAATGTATAATCACACTCAAAGTGAATATTTAAATGAGAAAAAATTAAATGAGAAAAAAATGTTAACCCAATGCCCATCCACGGTGGACACCGCCACTTGTAAATATAGCACAAGAAATATTGGGGGAAGAATGATTAAAGTGGGAACTATAGATAAAAAGGTGACAAATGAGTCTGGTGAATATACAGAAACCACATTAAAAAATAATAAATGTTTGCCTACACCAGATTGTATGAAACCTTTTCCATTTGCTATATCTAAAACGTGTGGTTGTGCCGAAAGTTATGAAACACCACAAGATGCGATTGATGCCGGAATTTTGCCGACAAATTGGGGTAATTGTTGATAATCAAATTTAAAGAAATCCACAACTAATTAATAATAATGAAATATAAAATTAGTTGTGGATTTGGAGAAATACTAGATAAGATAACAATATTAAAAATTAAATCGGAAAAAATAAAAGACAAAATTGCATTAAAAAATATAAATCATGAATTAAAAACGTTGGAAGACGAAAATCCTTTAAAAGAAGAAGAGTTATTTAATGATTTGTTAAAAATAAATAATAAATTATGGATATTAGAAGATTTAATTCGTGAAAAAAGTAGTAAACAACAATTTGATAAGCAATATATAAATATAGCCGAATCAATACATAAAACAAATGATGAAAGATGTAGAATCAAAAAAATGATTAATTTAAAATATAATTCTGATATCATTGAAGAAAAAAGTTATAAACAAATACCAGATTATAATGATAAACAAAAATTAGAAGAGGGAAAACAATTATATACTATGGGTCAATATAAAAAATCCAATATAATTCTTAGTAATTTATATAAAAAATTTATTGATTATACCACAAATGATAATTTTTATGTTGATTTACAATTTGCTTACAATAATATTATAAGAATTTTTAATATTGAAAGTAAAATCAATAATGAAAAAATAAAATCAATAATGGAGGATATCGATAATTTAATGATATCCATGGAATTAAAAGAATATTGTAAAAGTCAATATACAAGTTTTTGTTTATATAATAAATATTATAACAATCCATACTTAAATTACATAAATTACATACAAGGACCAAATATTAATTATAATAATATGTCATTTTTTAAGGAAAATGATACTGAAAAAACATTATTAATATATGAGGGGGGTGGTATTGGAGATAAATTCATGTTTGGGAGATTTATACCATTTTTATGTGATAAATATAAAAAAAATAATATAATTTTCTTAGTAGGAAAAAACGTTCAATGGTTTTTTAATGATTGTTTTAAAGCGATAAAAAATATAAAAATACTTCATTCTCCTCAATGGATTGGAAAATATGATTATCATTGTTCATTAATATCTTTAATGAAATATTTAGATATAGAATACAAAGACATACATTTTACCCCTTTATTTAAAAATATCAATTATAAATGTGAGCATCTACAAATTATTGATAAAATAAAAAAGAATAAAACATATATTTTGAACTGGAAAGGAAATAAAAAAAATACACATGAAAAGCATAATAGATGTTTAGAATTATCATTAGCAATACCACTATTTAAATTACCTAATATAAAATGGATTGTCATTACCAAAGATATTACAAAAATAGAAAAAAATATTTTAAAAAAATATGATGTAGATTATTATGGCGATATATTAGATAATGGAGAAAAATGTTATGAGGATTCAATATGTATTTTAAAAAATGTGGAGGGAGTATTTTCCACAGATACATCTCTTGTTCATTTATCAGCAAACCTGGATATCAAAACTTATGTTTTATTAACCTTGGGTTGTGAATGGAGATGGGTAACCCATAATGAATATACTAGATGGTATCCAAATGTTACTTTATTAAAACAAAAAACATTTGGAGATTGGGAAGGTGTAATAAAAAATATAATAAATTTATTTAAGGATTCATTGTTTTAAGATTCTTGTTCCCAAGGTTTCGTGGAAAATATTATATTGTGATGGTTTAATTATATTTATAGTATCTTTATCTTCAGAATAAACCATTTTTTTTATCCCCACTTTTTTAATCGCTTGTAAACAATCAACACACGGACCAGATGACCCGAAAATATCTTCTTTTCTTAATCGTACGATGTATATAGTTGCTTTATGAAATATCGTTTTTACCTTTTTTTCCTTGATCCCATTGCCGGTAATCACATCGGACGCCATGGCGGCGAATGATATCCCGAATTGCACTGATTTCTGCGTGGCACGTACATTTATTGTCAATAAATCCATCCCTTGACGTGTTCCTCCTATGATTATACCCCCTACCAATAACTTTGCCAGCTGAAACAATAACACATCCATGGCGATGTTGAATGATTGATTTATCTGCTTCCGAAGAAGCGATGGACAGAAAACGTTGGTCGCGGTTAGTAATAGAGGACATGGTTACCATTATAATAATAAAAATAACAATTTCAATTTATTATTCAAAAATATGCTCAAAAAAATATTCAAAAAATAAATTTTTCTTGAAAAATAAAAAATAATAATAAATCAAAAATAAAATCATTTTCTTAACATAAGGATTGATGTTGGTATAGGTATGTTGAATTATATCTTCACCTAATAATTTCAATATTTCATTTTCTATTTCATGACAATTATTATTAAAGGACCAATTGAAGAATTCAAAATGTCCTAGATTTTTTATTAAACTGTCAATAATCTCTCCTAACTTTTTATTTTTTATATTGTATTTTATCATTTTGTCATTTTTTTTTATATAATTTCCTTTTTTCAATGTGGTTCGGTGTAATTTGTTTAATGTAATATAATGAACTTCTTTATTTTTATTCAATTCAAATATGATTTTTGGGTGAAACAAACTTTTGTCTTCGAATTGTAAAACATATTTTAGAAATAATTTTATAACATTTGGGAAAATCCTATTGTTGATATATATATTTTGGATTGTACTATCTTTAAATTCATCCAATATTTTTTTACTTTTTTCGTCAAATGAAAAATACTCAGGAATTGTATGAAGTTGACCACATATTAATATCGTTGATGCAATGATGATAATTATTGTAAAAACAAAAAATATATACAATAATAAAAAGTATTCCAACATATAGACTACTAATAGAAAAGTATAATATATATTTTTCGTATTTACAATAGTTGTCATTTAAAATTGATATGTTTTTAGATCATTGAATTCAACAATGGATACACTTAAAGAGCAAGTAAAATTCAAATTATTCAAAGAATCGGACGAGAACGTTTATACCAATGATTATAATACATTTGAAGACATAGAAAAATGCGTGAAAGATACATTACTAGAGAAATTTGGTGACGTGGAACTTTCACGCGATGAGTGTAAAGAATTTATCCAAAATGACTTTGATTTGTTTGACGAGATGGTTGAAGAAATCAATTTTCATATGGACGTTGAAGAAATCAGGCATGTATATACATTAAGCAAAGTTGTGAATTTATGGCAATTCATAATAGCATTACAAGACCTTCATTATGTAATAGAAATTCTATATGATACATATAAACAAGATGACGCTACAATAGAAGCAACGAGTGAAAGTGAAGAAGAATAATACCAAAAGTAATTAATTTTTTATATTCATATTAAAAAATTAATTTTTTAAGTCCACGACGGGATTTGAACCCGCAACCTTGTGATTAGAAGTCACACGCGCTATCCATTGCGCCACGAGGACAATGACGCTCCAACTAGGGATCGAACCTAGGGCCTCGCGATTAACAGTCGCACGCTCTAACCATCTGAGCTATTGGAGCATACTTTATATAAGGGGATTTCTTTAAGTTAATTATATTATATAATTAATAGTTGGTTGTCCAGCGCTTGGTTGTCCCGCGCTTGGTAGACTGGCGCTTGGTTGTACCGCGTTTGGTTGTCCCGCGCTTGGTAGACTGGCGCTTGGTTGTCCCGCGCTTGGTAGACTGGCGCTTGGTTGTACCGCGTTTGGTAGACTGGCGCTGAGTCGTGTTGCGATTGGTTGTCTGTAATTTTTTAAATAATTTAATAGGTATCTCTTTTTCGTAGGGGGATAAATAAAAGTCGTCATTAAAATTAGTTTTTACTTTTATGAAGGAGAATTCACTACCATCAAATAATAAATAACCAAAATTTTTATTATCGCATTCTTCCATTGTATAAGAAAGATTATACTTTGGAAATGTCTTTGTGGTTAGTTCATGACATTTATCATCATCTAATTTAGTCCCCCCTGTACCAACCACATATTGAATAATAGTATGTTTGCCGTGTTGAATCGTACCTTTTTGATATTGATGTACGTCAGCACATAAATAATATTTATTTTTGTCTTGAAACAAAGAATACAATTCATCAAATAGATTTAAACCATCTTCATTTAAATGTTCTATTATTTTTTTATTACGTAATGAAACCATTGGGTGGTGTCCTACAATTATTATCTCTTTACAATATTTGAATTCATTCGCAATTTCATATAGAGATTCTCTTTCAATTTCAATAATTTCATCTATCGATTTTGCATATGGATATCTGTATTGTTTAAAACAATCAAACATTTTATTTTTGTCACTCGTATATAAACTGGTATTTAAAAATAAAATAAGACTATCACCATTTATATAATATTGAGAATCATAAATTAAATCATTCTTATAGTTTGAAATTTGATTTTTTGTAATATGACATTTATCTAGGGGTTCCGCTATTTTTGAATATAATTTTTTTTCATATTGAAGATCATGATTACCCATTAAAACATAAGTTTCTTTATTTATATCAAGTAGACATTTGAACCCACTGTGAAATGAATCTTCATCAAAAATCTTTTCTTTTTTTCCTTTTTTTCCTTTTTTTGTAGGATAATAATTATCCCCGGCAACAATAACAAAATCAGTATCATTCTCTTTTATATGTTCAGAGACATATCTAAATGGATTATTCGTACAAAACCCTTGGTTCCAACAACCAAAAAAAGAAAAGGAACTCATTATATATACTATGGAAAATAAATGGGTGTTCTATTTAATTTACAATGAAAATAATACATATGCTGGTGTATCAAACAATTATGAGAGACGTTTGAGACAACATAATCAAGAGATTAAAGGCGGGGCCAAATATACTACCTCTAAAAGTCCAAATTGGAAACATATATGTATTATAGAAGGATTTCAAGATAAAATACAAGCTATGCAATTCGAATGGGCAATAAAACATGTTCATCCACGTAACGCAGGTGGGATTGAAAATCGTATAAAAAAATTGGAAACTACATTATGGAAAGAAAAATGGACGAGTAAATCTCCTTTATCAAAAGATATACCACTTGTTATATATTGGTGTTTAGAATATAATATAACATTACCGGATTATGTTTCTTCCTCCAGTTCTTCCAATATATCTCCTAATAAAATTGGGTCCCATAATAGATTTGCAGGAATACCATAACGTTGAATATATATTTCATACTGAGGTTTCAATGTTGCTTTAGAAATTGTTGCGATTTGGTTAGGGAATATAGAAATTGTAGATGATAAATTTAAATTTGTAATATATGCTTGTAATTTATTAAAATCTTGAAGCGTGTCGACTTTTTCACTCATAGATTCAACTTTTGTAACAGCCGTAGTATATTCATTATGTAAAAATAAATTTTGCTGGATAGATACAAACGAATTATTAACAAAATCTAACAGTATATCATCAACATCAGATGTAATTATTTTTTTTTTTTTTGTTTTTTCTCGTGAT